CCCACCTTTCAGCATCAACCCCAAATTCAACCATTGATCCGGGTAACTCTTGGTTTCCATGATCGGATCTCCATTTTCAAAAGTTGGGTTGCCCTGACCATCTAGGACTGGATTCCCCTCTTCATCCAATACTGAGACCTGCTCAAACACTGGATTCCCCTCTTCATCTAAAACCTGAGTGGGTACCACATCGAAAGAAACCTTTAAGCCATCAATCGCAGTGACTTCAACCTCAAACGACCAATCTTCAAACTTTAGTCCGCACCAGCGGTCATAGATTGAGTTTGGGCAGGAGTACTGGAACTTTCGCGTTAGGATATTGCGGTTTAAATACGATTCACCTGTTTCACAAACTAGCGTCAGTATGTCTGCATCTTCATCATATTTTGGCTGCGTCACACGGCCTTTATGCAGGACCAGTGTTTCGCCCTGGTACAGCTCAAGAATGGTGACTGTTACACCGCCATAGAAAATTCTTCCCGAAAACACCGCAGCAAGGTTATCGCCTTCAGCATTCAGTAAATTTATCTGCGGCAGCGTGACTTCGGTATCGCATTTATCAATGCTTTCATCTTCAATCGCTGTGCGTTTTAAGCCACGGATGGGAAGGTATTCAATACCTGCATGGGCGACGATTTTACTTTGATTTGTAAAAAACCATGCACGTGCGCCATGTTTAAGTTGATACAGCTCTGCTCTCGTTCTCATGATGTAAGCTCGACAATCGGCACAGTCACTTGTGAAATCTGTGCGCCTAAAAACTGGAATTCAATTTGATCTGCATCAAAGCGATGCAGGCCCAAATAGCAGATGGCTTGGATATCGTTGCGGTGTGCATTGATCGCTGGTGAAACAGTGAGTGAACCACCCGTTTTAGCTGTAATTTCATGTGCAGTCCAAGTGCCGTCTTTGCGCTTCACAGCAATGTGCTTACGGTCTGCTTCTAACAAATATTTTGTATTTGTGCTGAGTGAAGTCGTAATATTGCCAGTGTTTAAAATATTGAGATGCTTTTCATATAAAGGCATCCAAAACACCTGAAAGCGGCCCATACGACGGAACAAAAACTGACGATATGCACTGTATTCATTCCAGTTTTTCAGCAAGGATTTAAACGGCTTCAAATAACGTGGCTTAGTCCAATGCGTGAAATCCTGAAAACCACCAACATCACCATCGACAATGTTTTGGTGCTGCATCAGCGTCATTTCTAACGCACTGCCATCCAAAAGCAACGGTTTAAAATAAATATCCTCGCCCTGGTACTGCGCAGGTACGTCACCATTATGTTCGGGTGAATCTTCTGCAATCACTCGAAATACAACACTCGAATTAGACCAAAACCCGCCTGTACTAATTGATGCATCACCATCAATGATGCAAATCCTTAGTGGCATGATCGACGCATTGGTGGCAGTTACATTTGAGCTAAGCCGAAAACCATCTTGATATTCAGTAATCAGCTCTTGAATGACCTCATTCGTTTCAGGATCTCGGATTTCTTCTTGCACACTGATGTAACGCCCAATACTTACAGCTTCTGCAGTTTGAAATCCCTCTGAACTTTCAAGCAAAAGAAAACCGACTCTAAGGTCGGCTTGATGTGCAGTCGTGTCCATGACAATGAAGTCATCGTCATTGACATCAAGAATGATCTGTCGGAACTGCGGTAGCGGAATGCCCCACTGCTTACGCAAATTTGCATAGAGCATATGGAACATGTTGCCCATCGCTTTCTGCATATTCACATAATTGAAGCTCAAAACCTGTCTTGGTGCATCGCGCTGAATATAGCGTTCTTCACTGCCATCGAATGATTCATGTACTTCGGTTCTAAACTCAAGACGCTCAGTTGAATCAAGCAAAGGGCAATTTGTTAATACATGCACTTCGCCATATTTGGTTTGTATTTTCATTTTTGCCCTACTAAGATTATCGGTTCAAATTTCTATTTTTTAAATGGCTCTACGGAATATGATGTGTAAAACTATTCCATAGAGCCTTTTAAATATTCACGCAACTTGCTCAAAGTTTCAGGATTTAAAAGAAAATCACTAAGACTTTCACGGTCATCCACAATCATAATTTTTGGCTGACTTTGAACTTTGGGCTTTTTCAAAAAGTAGCCCAATGCAACACCAGCACTTAATATTAGTAAGTTTTTCATTTCTTTAATTCCTAAAAAAAGCCCCGAGTTACATGCCCAAGGCTGAACGATTTCGTTTAAAGAACTTCACAAAAGCCTTTGTACCATCTGGACTAAATAAATAGTCACTCATGCTTTCACGTTCATCAACAATCACAAAGTTGGGGTTTAGGTTGACGTTAGGAGACACTCCTCCACCAGCCTTAGCATTCGCCTGTGCTTGTCGCTCCGCCTGTACATTAGCGCCACGTTTAATCGCATCAACAGTACCCATGCCTACGCGGTAAGTATTTTCAGGAAGCTCTCCGTACTTGTTCATGTAATTGAGATTATCAACACCAATGCTTTTAACTGCAGCGGAACGCATCATAAATTCAGTGTCTGAAGCCATGATTGGAATACTGTCACTTGTACTTGTGCCAGGCCCTCTAATCAACCCACCAGTTGCATAGCCCTTAGGCGCTGCTACAGATGAAATAAGTGAGGCAATTTGAGCTCCTTGAGCAAACGCTGCGGCAATCATTGGAATGTTCTGAGGAAAACCAATTTTCGATGCCTGCGCGACATTTTGAGCCAATGCTAATGCCGCTTGTGTTGCAGCAAAACTTTGTTCGACAAGAAAAGCGGCCTGATAAGCTTTGGATTGTTCACCAAACATGGCTCCCATCATGGTTGCCATTCCTGAGGCCATTTGCTCACCATAACTTAGCTGTAACTGTGTAGAAGATACATGGTATGCATCCTCTATAGCTCGCATACGCTCAACATGTGCTTGGTAGGCTTGTTCCTTCAAAACATAGTTTTCACCAGCCAAAGCCAGCTCAGCATCGAATAATGCTTGAGATGCATCAAGCCGATCGAAGCGCTCTTTTTCAAGGTTATATTGCTCAGTTGCACCAGTCATTTCGGCATTGATACTGCCCCATTGCTGAACAGCAGTTTTGTAATTGCCCTGCTTTTCTTCCTCCTGTAAGGCCTTAGCGATTGCCAATTGTCGGTTACGCTCATCTAGATCTTTAACATTCAGCATAATGCGCTGACGCTCAAGCTCCCAATAGCGCTCCGATTGAGCATTAGCATTCATCAGTCCTTGTTGCATTTGGAAAATGCGTTGCTCTTTTGCTAGTTTTATTAGACCTAGTTCGTGGAGATACTCCTCGTCAAGGTACTTAATGGCTTGATCACGTTGATCCTTGGGCAATTCGATGTCGCGTGCTGCATAAAACTTTTTCTGATCAAAGCTGTCTTTAAGTAACTCATCTTCAGTTTTCTTGAATGCAGAATAGTCATCCAGTTTGGTTTTCAGAGCATATTCAGCAATTGCTATATCGTTATAAGCACGTGACTGATATTCGGCTTCTAATTCCTTTGCGCGCTCAGGAGAAAAACCAGCTTTATCAATTTCAATCAACTTGTCTTTTAAATTCTCTCGAATTTTTGTTACTTCATTGGCAACTTCCAATTCCAGCGCCTTGCGCGAATTAGCTTGCTCTTCCAAAAGTTTTGCAGACTCTTCAAGCATGCGATCAAAATCTTTGCTTGAAATGTCACCTAGAGAATATCCATTTGAGCCAGCCATATAACTTTGATATTTTTTCCAATAATCATTGTTATATTTACCAATATTAGTACCTTTCTGCACATTGCCCTCACCTGCATGGTATGCACGTACAGCTTTTTCCAAGTCACCTTTAAACAGTTTGAGTAAGTACGACATATACTTACCAGCGCCTTCTGCTGATTGACCTAGATTGGTTCGATCATCTACTCCGTATTGTTTTGCTGTACCAGACAAAAACTGAAAGCCCCCAGTCGCGCCAGTTTGTTTATTTACTTGATTAGTTTTGCCAGTATTACCTGTTTCTATAGCATGAAGTGCTGACAACGTTCCTTTTGGCAAGTTGTACTTGGACTCTATTCCAGAAAAATTGTACTTAACAGCATTCGCTTGCACAGCAGCACTTGCCTGAATGACTTTTTGCTGTTTACTGAGCTCGTTTGTATTCTCCTTTAAAACCTTGTTTCTAGCTTCAATAACAGCACTGTTTTGCCGCTCAATGTCACTAATTCTTAAAAGATACTGTACTTGCTCTGAAGTTATCGATTTACCTTCTTTTTGGAGTTTGAGTGCGTTCTCAGTAATCAAATTGATTTGATCTGAATTGTATCCCTGCGCAAGCATGGCCTTTGTTAGGTTTGCGCTAAACTCTCTGTCAAATAAAGACTTTTTGAAGTCTGCCTGTGCTTGAGCTACCGCCTGTGCCGCGGTTTTATTTTCTTTAAGTGCTTTAGTGTTCCCATCAACACCAAATACAGCGGTTTGGGCTTTTCTACCAGATAGCTCAACCTCCACACCAAATAAATTTAATTTCGATTTAGTGTTTACAGCTTCTTTAGCATTTCTTTCAAATTCAACAGTATTAGCTTTGACAGACTCATACACCCCTTTACTGATACGCAATTCATTAAAGCGCTGTACGGCTTCGGTCATACTAATTGTGCCGTTACGTGCATCTTGCACAACCTGAACAACTTCTTTATTGCCTTTGTAAAGTTGTTCAATCGCATTTAACTGCATATTGATTTTACTGCTAGATTCAGAAAGTGCTTTATTTTGACGCTCGAATGAAGCCGTCATTTTGTCAATAGCATCATCTTTCTCAAGCCCTCTCAAAGCCAGTAATTCTTCTTTTGCTCTCTTGGCTACCGCAGCCTGCTCTTCAAGTTTTGCATTTGCCTCTGCCGCACGACTACTGAAATACATATAACCAGCAGCCAAGGCTGTAATACCAATTGTGATAGCCCCAATAGGCCCACCAATCAAATTATATAAAGCTGCAGATCGTGATCGAGCTTTATTATTTGCCTCTTGTGCAATGGTATCCGCGGCAGTTGCAGCTGTATGCGCCACAGTTGCTTGTGTTGCCTTCGCTTCTAATGGAATTACAGTGGTCTGGATGTATGTTAGTCGCTGTAACCCAGTCATTCGTGCCGCTGTCGCCTTAGCATCAGCTAGTTGCATGGTTGTGTATTGAGCAATAGCGCCGGTTTTTCTAGCCTCTGAGGCTGTTAGAGCAGCATTAGTGCTTATTTCACTCAAATTTGCTGCATTTTTCTTCATCGATTCAGTAACCGATCCACGAATAGCCACAGTTTGAGTGAGAATTGTCTTTGTTAAATATGCCACCCCGCCCAACATAGCAACATTTGCAACGGACTCTAAATTTTGCGCCAATTCCCCGAGAGCACCAGCCATAATTCCGGTTGCGGAAGTGGACTCATTAGCCTTACCCAAATAAACCGTTACAGCATTAGATAAAGTTGTAAAACCATCTGCCAAGCTGTTTTCCATGTTGTTGGCTAGCTTTTCATTTTGCTCACGTGTGGCTATCAGTGTTTTAATCAGATCTTCAAGCGATGCTTTGCCTTCCGCACCCAATTTACGGATCTCAGCTTCAGTTTTACCTGTGGTTTTAGCCATATCCGCAATAATGTATCTGCACCCGTGACAATTGAAATCCATGCATCACCATCAACCTTGCCCTTTGCCATAGACTTACTTAAAGCATCCATTGCAGACTGGGCTTGATCTGTGCGGGTAGCATTGTGCGTGAAGCTGAATGAGAGAGAGTCTACTAAGTCCAAAGTTTGCGTTGTAGATTTACCTAAAGACTTCATGCCACCCGATAGGCTCAGATAAACTTCTTGTGCCTCGCTTAATGAGCGATAGGTCGTATTTGCGGTCGCTAACACACGGTTTTGCACTAAATCATATTCTTCCGCGCTCGATGTTGCATTGCGGATACGCGCAGCCATTTGGGTATAACCATCAGCCATAGCAATTGCTTTATTGATTGTCAGCAAACCACCCATAAAGCCCACAAGGGTTTTGATTGAACTAGACATTTCAGTCATCTGAGCATCAGCCTTGTAACCTTTGGTTGTCAGATTTTCAAGCTCATTTGCTACTGCACGCGTGTTTCTTTCGGCATTGCGTGAATCAATTTCAATTACTAAACGGCTGATTTGTGTGGTCATTTTGCTTTCCTTTAGGCGTAAAAAAAGCGCCTATAGGCGCGCAGACATTAAAAAACCGACCTCGTATTGGGTCGGTTTAGGATTTGATTGCTGATACTAATTCAGGGGACTTCCATGCAATTATCATCAAAATAATAATAAATGTTACTTTCCAGAAACCATATTTATCCATCACAGCATCCCTAGTTTGAATTTCACTACTTGAATAAAAAGAATTGCGAACATGATAAATACTGAAATAAACGCCAAATGCCAAAATACTTTTACAAAACTATCGGGTTTTAAGTTTCTTGCTTCCATAATTGCTCCTAGAAACCTGAACGAAAATTTGCTATCTTTATCGGACATAGATCTGATATATCTCCTTTGCTCAAGGTTGAAAATCAAAAAACCCCGATGCTTCCAACATCGGGGTTTTTCTTTAGGTGTAAAAAACCACCGCGAACGATGGTTATTTAATTTTCTAAATATTCCAT